GCGCTAATTGCCGGTCGCCAACCCGTCGATGTTCTTGATTTATCAGAACATCTGTGAGGCTTTTTGCTTCGGCTGCTTCGGCCAACGCATTACTCATTTGTGCCTTCCAATGGATGGTTTATCCACATTTGTGGATGAATCTGCCGGATGAGACCGCAATGCTCGGCACATGGAAAATCCCTCGCCCGCGCTGATGGTTCTCGTGACATCTCGTCCGCGGTTATGACGATGCCGTCTGTGCAAGTCCAAAGAAGTCGTTTGGCGTTACGGCACCGTCGGTCACCTCGAAAATTTTCTCCATGGTGGCTTGATCAGGCATTCGATCACCGGAGCGATATCGGTGCACGGCTTGGCGCGACCGTTCGATCAGCGCGCCGAACTCAGCGTCTGAAAGGTTTCGCTCGCCCATGAATGCGGAAAGTCGCATTCCAGATAATTGTCACCATTATGGTGACCCGTCAACCTCTCCGTCACCAAATTGGAGCCTTCACCGCCGTCGCCAATACGGTGACATTATAAGGATGGTGCAGATTTACCGAAATGGACTTGCGGCTGCGATGAAGCGGCTCGGCATTGGGCCTACTGCGCTGGCGGCGGAGGTCGGTACAACAAAGCAAAACATTGACCGATGGGCGCGGGGGGAGCGGAAACTCACCGTGCCTTGGGCCGAAAAGATAGCGCCGGTGCTCCAAACGACTGCGGGGGAACTGCTGCTTTCCGATGGCGGCGGAATCCAGCGCATTCCTCTACTCGATTGGATACAGGCTGGCAGGCTTACCAACACGAGGAGCCAACTCCCCATGGAAGACGTACCGCTTTTGGCCTTTGCAGACTTGGGCCGCGGCGAGTTCTTTGCCTTGAGGGTTCACGGTGCCTCAATGGACCGAGTTTCACCGGACGGATCGGTTATCGTCGTGGACAAATCAGACAAGACGCTGCTAGCCGGCAGGTTTTATGTTTTCGCCGTTCGCGGCGCGACGACCTATAAGCGATGGCAGGCCGGGAAGCCATCGTACCTAGCTGCATTTTCCACCGACCCCGCCGAGGGGCCTATTTTCATCGAAAAGCGCAAGGATTTTGAGGTGGTTGGGCGGGTGCGTCGGACCATGCTCGACCTATAGCCTGGTTGCGGCATAGGAAAAATCGTCACCTTTTTGGTGACACGCCTATTGACCAGTCACCAAATTGGTGACAACACTGCTCCCCACTACAACGGGGAGCCTGATGAAACCGATTGAGCGCGTCGAGATCACCGACACCTACGATTGGTTGGCCGAGCGACAGCGCTACATCGGCGCCAGCGAAGTCGCCACCGTCTGCGGCGTCGCGGCTTACGGCTCGCTCGCCGAACTCTACGCCGAAAAGAAGGGCCTGCGCCCGCCGATGGTTGATAGCGGCGTGCTACGCCGCGGCCGCTGGGGAGAATCGGCTGCGTTCCAGGCGCTCGCCGACGAGCGGCCCGAATGGGACGTGCAGCGCGCCCGCGTCCACGTCATCGATCGCGAGGCGCGGATCGCCTGCACACCGGACGGCTTTGCGACCGCGCCCGATCGGGAAGGCTTCGGCCTCGTCCAGGCCAAGGTCGTGAGCCGCTCGGTCTATCGTGCCAAATGGTTGGACGATCCCGAAGGGCCGTTCGACGGGCCGGCGATGCCGCCGGCGCACTTCCGACTGCAGACGGTCTGCGAGCGCATGCTCAACGCCGACCGCTGCCCGTGGGCCGTGCTCGCGGTGCTGGTAAACGGCGAATACGACTGGTCGTTTCGCCTATTCGACATCGAGCCTGACCCAATCCTCGAGGATCGCATCCGCTACGACGTTGCCGCGTTCTGGCGCGACCATCTCGATCCCGGCGTGATGCCCGACTTCGAGCCGCAGCGCGACGAGGCGCTGATCAAGCAACTCTTTCCGCAGGACGATGGCAGCGAGATCGATCTGACCACCGACAACCGCGCGCTCGTCGCGGTCGATGAGCTGACCGAGGCGCAGGCGGCCCTTAGTCGGCTGAAAAAGACCGAGACCGCACTCAAAACCGAACTGACCGCGAAGTTGGGCGCCGCGACCTACGGGCGCCTGGCCGATGGCCGCCGTTTGTCCTGGCGCCTGCAGCATCGCAAGGGCTACGCGGTTGAACCGGCCGACTTTCGCGTATTCCGAATTCTCAAGCAACAACAGGAGGCATGAAATGGTTTCCGGCATGGCACGGCGCGGCATGGCGAGGCCGGGTGTGGTGAGGCACGGCACGGCGAGGCAGGGATTTGTTTGATGGGTTTCCAGTTGCGGCGCGGCGGGGCATGGCCCGGCAAGGCCCGGCTCGGCGTGGCCGGGCACGGCCCGGCAAGGCGGGGCACGGCACGGCTGGGTAGGGCACGGCAGGGATTTGAACACAGGAGAGCTTTATGTTGGACAAGCCGAAGTCGAAGAAAATAACCGACGAGCTAATACCATACAGCTCCACAACGATCAAAGCGGCGCGATTGCTGATCGTCGTGCGGGGGCGCACGCCGCTCTTGACCCACAATCCACAAAGCATGGGCACCGCCCCCGAGGCCGGACGCGGCTCGCGCATCCCGGAAGCCGAGGTCGAGGCCGAGGCCGGTTGCTACAGGATGGAAGATGGCTCGCTGGCCATCAAGGGCGAGGCATTCCGGGGCTCGATCCTGGGCGCCGCCGGAGCCTGGAAGGTCAAGCGGGCAACAATGAAATCACGGCTGTCCCACATCGTCGTAATTGAGGATCTGGTGCAGTTGGTCGATTCCAATGACGGCAAGCCGCTCACGTCCTACATCATCGACTCGCGCCGCGCGATCATCATGGGAAAGGGCATCGTCAGAAGGCGCCCGCGGTTCGACCGCTGGGGCGCGCAGTTCACCGTCGAATACGATCCGGTCTTGGTCGCCGAGCCAAAATTAATCGTCGATATTTGCGCCGATGCCGGTGGCCGGATTGGTGTTGGTGACTTCAGGCCAGCAAGAAATGGGTGGTTCGGTAGGTACGATATCGTGTCGTACTTGGTGCTTGAGTGATCTGGCGGGGCCAGGCCAGGCAGGGCCGGGCGGGGCGCGGCTAGGTACGGCGGGGCCGGGCGAGGCGCGGCAAGGCAGGGATTTGTTTGATGATTTTCCTTGATGAGTTTCAGTTCAGGCCGGGCAAGGCGGGGTCTGGCTTGGCACGGCGGGGCCCGGCGCGGCTGGGCGAGGCGAGGCAGGGATTATTCGCTTAATCGGAGGAGAATGAGATGGCGAAAGTGGCGATCGACAAAATCAAAATTGATGAATCAATCTATCCGAGAACCGGCGTCAATGAGTTTAACGTTGGCCGCTTGGTCTCGGCGCTCAAGACCGGCGTAAAACTGCCGCCGCTTCTAATCGAGGCCAAGACGCATCGACTTGTCGATGGCCGCCATCGGTTGCAAGCATTTCTGAAGTTAAAGATCGAGCGCATCGACGTTGTTGAAAAGGTGTATGCCAGCGAGGCCGACCTCTACGCCGATGCCGTGCGCGCCAACATCGGTCACGGCGAACCGCTCGATCAGTTTTCAATCCGCTCAGCTATCATCCGGCTGGAACAATACGGCTACTCACGCGATCGTATTTCAAATGTCGTGCGGCTGCCGGCTGAGATGATCGAAAAGATTGCACGCGGATTTGCAAGCGACGCCGATACCGGTAAGCCGGTCGCACTCAAGGGCGGGCTCAGTCATTTGGCCGGACAATCCCTGAGCAGCGAACAACAGCAGGTCAACCGGCACTATGGCGGGCCGAAGGCCGTGTTCTATCTGCGCCAACTTTGCGAAATGATCGAGAAAGATATGTGGCCACGCGACTCCGCGACATTTGTCTTTGAGATGGACCGGCTGGTCGGGTTGTGGTCGGCGATTAAGAGCAGCGGCAAGAGCGAAGCGGCATAAAATTAGGCGGGGCAAGGCAGGGCGTGGCGCGGCCAGGCGGGGTCGGGCATGGCACGGCCAGGCAAGGCAAGGCAGGGAGACTGCGTTCAATGAAAAGCGGTCGCAACGCTACCGATGACTACTCGGGTCCGCTGCAATGCGACCGCCTCGCGCGCCCGGCCTGTTTTCGCCAGTGTTTGGGCCGGGCGCGCACTCTTAACCCAAAGGAGATTACCCAATGACCAACCCCGACATCGAAGACCGCCGCGGCGCGCTTGCGCAATTCGCCAATGCCGGCGGCCAGCTCCAGCAGCCCATCCCGTCCGGCCACGGCTTGGTGAGGCCAACCACCGGGCTTGCCGATCGCGTCATCGGCGCGCAGCACGTCGCGGTCTACCGTGACGACGCGAAAATATTGCAGAAGCTCTCCGCGCTCGCCGCGGCAGCCGGCACGGACTGGTTTTACCGCTTCCCGGTCAAGTCGAAGGACGGCCGCACCGATTACATCGAAGGGCCGAGCATCAAGCTCGCAAACGATGTCGCGCGCATCTTCGGCAACAACGTCAACGAAGTCCGCGAGATCGACAACGGCGACAGTTGGACCTTCTACGCGCGCTTCACCGACATCGAGACGGGCTTCTCGATGGAGCGCGCCTACCGGCAGCGCAAGTCGCAGACTTCGATCAAGACCAGGGACGCCGATCGCAGTCTCGATCAGACCTACCAAATAGGGCAATCGAAGGCGATCCGAAATTGCATCGTCAACTCGCTTCAGATCTATGCCGACTACGCTTTCGAGCATGCCCGCAACTCGCTGGTCGATAAGATCGGCAAAGACTTGGCCGGCTACCGCCAGCGCGTCGTCGAGGGCCTCGCGCGCATCCCGGTCGAACTGAACCGCGTCGAGCGCGTCATCGGCCGTGCCGTCAAGGATTGGCTCGCGCCAGATGTTGCCCAGGTGATCGCGATGATGAAAAGCGTCGCGGACGGCATGGCGTCTGTCGAAGAAACGTTCCCGCCGATCGAGCAAGTTGCGCAGCCGGCTGCATCGACAGCAAGTGCTACGCCGCCGCCCATGGAGTCAGGACCGGAGGCGGCCGGCGAGGCGCAGGGCGAGGCCACACCCAATCCACCCCGCCCTGCGCCGACCGCCGATAAGCAATCAGCCGTCGAAGCCGGTGGCCCCGTCGAGGTCGCCTACAAGCGCGGCGCGGCCTGGCGCACGACTGGCGGGGAGCGCAAAGCCATGCCGCCCGAATACCGTGATCTGAAACATTCGCGCGAGGCGCTCGCATGGGGGGCCGGTTTTGACGGTAAGCCGATCCCGACATTTTCCGACGAGGGCGAAGCGTGACGGAGCTGCCGCTATGAGGGCGATCTATGCCGTGACCGTCGCCGCCATCGCGGTGTTGTTGGTGACGGTGTCGATGCGCGGATATGCGACAAAGCCGTCCACCGCCAAGCCGGCGCCGGTGTCGTTGCTCGTCGAGCCGCCGCTGAAGTCCGATCGGCTATCGGTCCCGAAGCCGCCACCGCCTCCGCCGAAGCCGGTGCCGCCGCCCCCACCGGTCGCCGAACTGATCGAGCCGCTGGCCGCAGTTGCTGAGGCGCCGCCGCCCAAGCCACACGCCGATCCGGTCTGCGGGGCGCGCGGGCGGACTTGGTACACGCGCGAGAACGGATGGAAGTCCTGGAGATGTAATCGATGAGGACGATCTCGGCGGCGCGGATGAAGGGCAACGGCATGGGGCATACGAACCGCATTCCGCGTGAGGGCACCCATCTGCGCAAGATATGGGACCTGTTCCAGTCCACGCCAGGAGTTGTCATACCCATGGTCATTCTCGGCAAGAACAAGAACGCCTTGTTTCAGCTCCGCGATTTCTACGGATTGGACATCCGCTGCATCAGGTACGGCAAATGGTGCCTGTGCGGCGAGTGGGTTGTTGGTGGCGGCTACATCGATTACGTGGCTGCGCGCCATCAGGACGCGGTGGATGGGTACAAAGGAGGGCGATGAACAAACAACCAACTAGGCTGGGAATCAAACCACTTTTTCAACGAGGAAAGCAAATGAAGCGACTACTAGCTACGACCGCCATCCTGGCGGCGCTTGCGGTGCCGGCTGCGGCCAGCACCGTCACACTAGGTGGCCAGACCTGGGACACCACCAATTCCGGCAGCCTGAGCCTCGGCGGCGTGGTGCCCGCCGGGAACCAACCGCAGAACGCCCCGTGCGTCATCTGCGGTGCCAACCAGCCGCAGCAGCCGGCGAACTTCGGCTACAACGACTACCAGAACGGCGGCAATCTGACGGCGGCTACCGCCTTCTCCGACCAAGGCAATGGTGCTCGGAATACGCTGACCAACAACACCGTCGGGGACGGCTACCAAGTCGGCGCGGGGAGTGCTTTGCTCGCCTTCCTGCTCGCCAACAACGATACCAGCCTCGGGTTCAGCATCGGCGTGGACGTGAACGACAACGGCAACGCGCAGACGCTCAACGCCTTCTACTTCCTCGACTACACCACCCACACCGTGTTGGCCTCCTTCACTGGCGGACTCACCGGCAACGTGCCGTCGGTTCACAACGGCACCGGGCTTCCGGACTACAGCATCACCGGGAGCCTGCTCAACCTCAACGATGTCCACCTGGGCGACACGATTGGCTTCGTGGCGATCATGACTGGACTAAACGATGGGCCCGACTCGTTCTTCATCGAGGCGGCACCGGCGGTGGCGCAGACCCCGCTGCCGGCCTCGGCCTTCCTGTTCGGCATCGGCCTCGTCGGCCTCGCCGGGCTTGTGCGTAAGCGTCAGAGTAATCGTCTTGCGTAATAGCGCGTAGGCTGACGTTGCTTCCCGCTCCGTCAGCGTACAGGCCCGCCGGGTTGATACCGCCATCCATCGGCATCCCGCCCGGCGGGCCACCATGACGAGACACCGGCCCAGCAAGAAACGACGCCACACGGTGGTCGCCCATTGGCGGGTCATCCGTAACAAGAACGGCAGCACCAGACGCATCCGCGTCCGAGGCTCTAAACGAGGCAAATGAGATGGTGCCACCCAACCCCGACGAGATCGCTGGCAGCGTGCCGCGGCGGCGCATCGAGCGCCTGCGCGACGAGCTGGACGTCATGGACCTCGCCGCGATGCTGGCCACCTCCTACGAGGCCGGTCACATTCAGATCGAGATCGCCGACGCGCTAAGGCAGCGGCGCTTGGAACTGAAACTCAGAACGTGGAACCTCGACGGAGAAGAAGCATATGAATAGCGAGCACGTAAACGGCGTGATGGAGAGCGACGACATCCTCAAGCGCGGGCAGGATCTGGCGCAGGCCATCGTAGCTGCGGCAGAAAAGCATGTGACCAGGGCGCAGGCCAACCTCGACCGCGCCAAGTCGGTGGCCGATATCATCCTGGCCCAGACCAACGACGAGGTGCGGCGCATCAACACCAAGACCGCCAACGACAAGGCCGCCACCGAGAAGATCCTGGAGGGCTACCGCATCATCGAGGAGAGCGGCGAGGAGCCGACCAAGCCAGCTCGGGAGTTGGAGCCGACCGACGCTATCCTGGACGACTTCGCAAATGCTGACCGGATCATGGCCGACATGAACTACGGCAAGGAGATTCGCAAGCTCAACTCCACTTCACCATACGACGGCCGCAGGGGCGCAGACAGCAGGTGAGCAAACCGTTCATGGAGATGAACAAATGATCCGAGGCGAAGGCCCTATTACAAATGACTACTTGCGGCAGACCCTTGAACAGTGCGCGGAGATCATCATTCGCGCTGACGGAGATCGAGACTACATGAACCACAGCGACCTCACCGTGCAGCAGACTACCTCGATGGCCGCTTTCATGCGGCTGGCTGCTGAGCGCATCCCGATCAGGTGACCCGCTCACGGGAATAGTGGAAACCAGAAAGGACCGATAGATGACCGATCTTGAGATCGCAGAGTGGGTTGGTTTTTACTACGGGCTGCAGCGTGCCGGCGACATGCATGTCGCTCACACCACAGACGAGGCTGGTAGAACGCTCAATGCCCTGCGCCGGGTGATCCAAGCAGAAATGGACAAGACCAAAGCAAAGCTGCCGCCTGGGGCCTTGGAGGAATGGCCAAGCGATACGAAAGGCGCAGACTGACCCGCACACGAGAGTTCTGCGCACCAGAGGGGATGAAGATGTGCGAGAGATGCGAGGAGCTAGAGGACGCGCTGCATCGGATAGTGCGGTGGTCCGAAGCATATCCACCTGACGTTTTCCACGAACCCTCGCCGGAACAAAGCCACCGAGCGCACTTGCTGCTGACGGCCAACGGAATGACCTTGGACGCATTTAGCGCAAGCATGGGACGGCATTGTCTCAAAGGCATTGGCGATATCGCGCGGGGCGCACTTACGGGAATGAGCTAACCGGATGACGGACGAGACCGGCGAGCGCGATACCCTGTACGTCACGGACGCGGAGCTGATCCGGCGCATGGGCGTGCCTGAGAAGATCGCGCGGGAGGCCATCCGGGCGCTTGACGCGAACCACCGGGTCAGCGGTTTTCCCCAGAAGCAAAAGCTATTCGGGGACCGGAGATATTGGCCGGCGTGCAAGGCTTACTTTGATCGGGCGAGCGGACTTATCCCCCGGGAGCGCACATCGGCTTGACATAAGCGTATGCGCTGATTACATTCGGCAGCATGGCAATTTATATCCCCGATGAAGAAATTGTTGCGGTCGTAAAGAAGCAGATCGGCCATGGCTCCCAAAAGGAGTGGGCTGAAAAGCACGGGATATCGGCCGCCTACCTCTCTGACTTTCTGCTCGGCAGGCGCCGCCCCGGTCCGGCCATTCTTCGCGGCGCTGGGTTCTCGGTGACCCCCTATTATCGGAAGCTTTCCCATGACTGATCACGCCAAAGGATATCGAGGCCACCCATGACCGATGACGATCTGCGCACGATTTTGCAGGCCGAGCTCGCGCCCGTCCGCGAGCAACTTAAGATAATCGAGATAAAAGTCAGCGGTATTCCGCTGATAGCTGAGTCAACCCACGACTTGCGTCGCGACCTGCGAATGGTGAAGGCCGCCATCAACGACATGGCGCGCGTCAACATCACCGCCGGAGAGGTTGAGGCGCTCCACGAAGAGATCGAGAAGATACAGGCCGAGAATGCAGAGCTTGCGACCCGCCTCGCCACCATCGAACGGCTGCTCGCCGATACTGGAGCTTCCGATGAGCGATAGACCGAAAGTCGCAGACGCCCCCGGCTTGGTGTGGGCGCCCCGTAAATCCGGCTGGGTGGCCGAATGGCACGCCCGCACCGATCTGATCAAGCGCGGGTTCCTGCCCCAGCGCGCCCGCGTCTGGGCCGGGGAATGGCCTTCGCAGACGGATTGCGCCCTGATCTCCGACCAGTGCACCCGCCTCCAGACCGAAATGCTGGTCTGGGGCCGCGGCGGCATCCCGGTGATCGCAGACGCCTTCGACGGCACGCTGGGCAGCCTGATCCGGCTCTACCAGACCGATAAGGATTCCTCGTATCAGGAGCTTCGCTACGCTAGCCGGATGAACGACGACAGCCGGTGCAAGCTGATCGCCAGGGACTACGGCGACACGCTGCTTTCGGACATCGACGCCCGCATGATCAAGGATTGGTGGCGGGCGTGGACCTCGGACGGCCGGACCCCGTCGGCCCATGGCAAGGTCGGGCAGCTCCGCACACTCTTCGCGTTCGGCTCCACCTTGGTCGGAAAGCGCGGAGATCCCGAATGCCGGCGGTTGCGCGAGGATGCCGGACTGCTGCGCTTCAAGATGGGCAAGCCCCGGAAGGAATACATCACGGCAACCCAGGCACTCGCCATCATCGCCAAGGCCCACGAGCTCGGCCGCCACTCGATCGCGCTGGCCCAGGCGTTCCAGTTCGAATGCACCCTGCGGCAAAAGGATGTGATCGGGGAATGGGTCCCGATAGGCGAGCCGGAACTGTCGGAGATCCACGACGGTCAATGGAAGTGGCTTCGGGGCCTCCGAGGCGAGGAGATCGACGCCAATCTGATCCTGCGCCACATGACCAGCAAACGGCAGAAGCCGGTCGAGGTCGATCTGCGCCTGGCCCCGATGGTCATGGCGGAACTGGATCTGGCCGGCAAGTTCCCCGAGAAGGGGCCGCTGATCATTTGCGAGGCAACCGGAGTGGCGTGGCAAGCCAAGAACTTCCGCGAGAAGTGGCGCAAGGTCGCGACTGCGGCCGGAGTTCCAAACCACGTCTGGAACATGGACAGCCGGGCCGGCGCGATCACGGAAGGGACGGACGTTGCCGCCATGGATGACGTTCGCCGCACCGCGACCCACAGCAACGTCAGCCAGACCCAAGCCTACTCGAGGGACGACACCAAGGCGATCGCCAGGGTCATGAAGGGCCGCGCCGCGAGCCGGAACAAGGCGGGAACGGATGCGTCGTAAATCACCGTAAACGCAACGCGAACATCGATGACTAGCATACACTACCAGGATCTAGCGATTTCAATTGGTTAAGGGGTGTTTCCGCTCAGCGCCCAAAAGCGCGGGGCCATTGAAATCATTGAATGTCAGCAGCGATTGAACAGGCAGAGAGACGCAGGAAGCCGCAAGGAGAGGATTGTTGAGTTTCACGTGAAACCTTTCAGGTGAATGGCAGGAGGCGGAAGATGGCGGACGGAACGGTTCGATGCTTCATGGACGGCATCGATTGGCAGCACCAACTCGGGGCCGACGCGGACGGAACAGTTCTTTTCCCGAGCGAAGATTCCCTCCGCAAGGCCAAGGCCTGCCTTGCTGGCGGGTGCGGTGTTGTCGAGGTCGAAGTTCGGCTGATCCGATGGGTTGAACCACAAAATTTGGAATATCACGATGCAGACGGACGCGACTTTATTTAAGCGCGGCCCACATTGGTGAGCGCACTCATGAATGGTCCCGCAAGAAGCTTCCGAGTGCCACACTCCGCAGATCGATCTGATGTCAACCAACGAGAGAGTTTGACCGTCCTTGGCTTTCCCGAGCTATGTGATTCGGGACAGGAACCATTCATCGCCCGTCGGCACTCGGAACTCCTGGGTAAATCAGGCGCGCGGTTTAATCGCGGGCAATGACTTATCCTTGGTGGTGTTCGACAGCTCGCCAGTTTTGCCAGACTTAGCATAGCTTTGGCGTTCGATATCGGTAGTGAAAACATTCGGCGTTTTCATGAATCGGCTGGCCTGCGTTTGAATGACCGGCCCGCCCGCAGCATAGCTGGCGGGCATCGGCCCGGTGCCCTTGGTGAACTCCCGCCCGACCGATCGCGGGATACCGAGCGTGCTCTTGCCTTTTGCGGCGGCGAACATGGCCTTCCGTTGTGCGTCCGAAACTGCAGGCATGATATTTTCTCCTGTGCTATGGCGCTGCTGCCGCCTGATGCTCCGCGTTCCACTGTCTTTTGGTGGCGGCTGAAGCGTGTGGCAGATACCGCGGAATTTCGTCCGGAGCGGCTTGGTTCAGAATAGCCATCTGGTGCTGCTGCGGCAGCCGCTGGAACATGTACTGGTCGCCCGCTTCCTTCCCGATGGCGGCGACGGACTTCGGCTTCATCCCTGCCTTAATGGCTGCGGCCCTGGCGGCACTGAGTGCTTGCGGGTCCTTGTTCTGCTTGGCCAGCAATATCTGGTTACGGGCCACCTGCTGATCATGCGTGGTGGCGTCGTCCTGATATGGCTTCGCCCCGGGGGAAACATAGTTCTGGTAGAGGTAGCCGATCCGGTTTTGGATCGCCGTCCTCGCGGCATAGGCTGGCGCCGGCCCAAACCCGAGATAGGCCAGCGGGGTCTCGATCGGGCGGCCGCCAGTTTCCTTGGCGTGCTCGGCGCCGGTTACCGACATCGGCGAGAGTTGCTGGCCGAACGTATGCCGAACCGCCTGGGCAATCTTTTGATATCCAGGAGCATTGGTGTCCCAGACCTCGCGGCCGAAATAGTCCCTGTTCTCCACCAACTCTCTGATCGGCTGGAACAGCGTCTTGTTCCACAGCATGCTCATGGCGCCGCCCAGCATGCCGCCGGGGCCGCCGCCCTGCTCCTGGACGTGCTTCTGTAGCATCGGTATTTCGCGGAGATAGAACATCGTTGTGAGACGCCGCGGCGAGCCGTCCGGATTGAGACCGCCGACTCGCGGGAAAATATAGTCGTTCGTGTCCTGCGGATTTTCGCCGGTGAACATCTTGGTCATGATGCCGCCAATCATCGCGGCCGTGCCCATGTAGATGCTGGCGAATTTGATCTTGTTGGTCGCATCGCGAATGATTTGCCGTTCTGCGCTGGGGGCCATGCCGGGTATGAATTTGCCGGCCGGGCGGGTAGCGGCCTCTATGGCCGCACCACCGAATTCGCGCGCAAAGCCCAGGTTCCAACCCAGTGACAACAACGAGCCGGTGCCAAGATCCTTGGTCATCTTGTTCCAGAACAGCCCGTTGTAAAACATCTCGCCATAGCGGTTGTCGGTGCTTTTGCCGAGCGCACGCAGCGCAATGCCGCGCGCCTCGTCGTTATTAACGAGGTCGGGCCTGCGCTTCATGAGTGCAGCGGCATCGTTGAGATATGACGCTATTTTCACCCGTGGTATCCACATATCGAAGATCGGCGCTTGAATGCGTCGGACCAGTTCCTGGGGCGCATAATAAGCCAGCTTGAACGGATTTCCGGCCTGCCAGGCCTCGCTCAGCCTTTGCTCGGCGGCGCTGCGGAATTGCTCCGGCGCTCTCGGTATAACGCCGCCTTCCTCCATGTACTGGACGGCGAGTTTGCCTTCGGGCGTGCGAGCATTCTCACCGAGAAGCCATTGGTTCTGGACTTCCTTGGCCGAGATCGGCTTTCCGCCCACCTCGGCCGCCGGGCGGAAAGTCGTCGTCACCGCCTGCTTTGCGCTCTTGATGGCGCCATTGATGTCTCCCGCAATCGCCTGGTCGGCGGCGCGCGCGAGGTTGCTGGACATATTAATGTGAGCGACGTGGAGGGGGTGGAACGCGCTGACGGCGAGCTTGATCGGCACCCACGCAGACTTGAATTGCATCCAGCCGCGAAAGACGTCGCCGGCAACCCCTGGATTGCCCCATAGCCCTCTTTGCGCAACGACGTTGTTCCATATCGGCTGGATCTCGGGCGAGATCAGCCACTGCTCCCGATCAGGTGCATTGACCTTCTGCCAGCCTTGTTTGGCCAACGTGGCGGCCTGTGCGTCGTTCTTGACCTTGCCGGCCAACTGCATTTTCTCCAACCCGCCGAGCATTTCCATGGTCATGCGCATGTCGGCGCCGGCCAGAAGGCGAGAGCGGACGGCGGCATAGGGGTTGGTGTTCTTGAGCTTGTAGCCGCCGGCAAGTCCTTGCTCGATCAGATCGATGGTGCGTGCCTTCTGAAATCCGGTCTGGCCAAGCGTCTGGGTCAAATATTCCATGAGCGGCGGTTGACCCGGTCTCGGTGCCTCCCATTCGTGCGGGAAATAATCGTCTCGATAAGCCGCCTTTGAGCCCCACTGCTTTTCCAGCTTGTCGGTTTCATCAAGCATTCGCCTGATGTGCTGGGCATCCGCCTTCACTTCCGGCTTTACAGTCCGGCCATTTTCGACGTCGGATAGAAAAGAAAAGCGATCCGCCTCGGGTATCTTGTTCCACCTCGCTTCGCCCTCCTGGGTTTCATGGAATATCCGATCATGCTCGCCCGATTGCGCCGATTTCATCTTGGCGAATACCGGCTCGGCCCGGAGCGCGTTTGAGCTGATGGTCTCCGGCTGGAACGTCTCCTGCCAGGTGCGCAGGAGCTTGCTCAGGAACGGGAAGCGCGCAGGCGGGGTGGGTGCCGGGCGTTGCGTGGGTGGCGTGCCGCCGAGGGGCGGCGGGGCTCCGGTGGGCGGCGTTCCACCAGGCGGTTGCCGCGGCGGCTGTTGCCGTTGCTGCTGCTGCTGCTGCTGTTGCTGGCTACGCTCGATCGCATCCGCGCCTTGCTCGAGCTGTCGCGCGCGTCCTTCCTGGCCCTGCGCCCGGTACATGGCCGCAGTCTCGCGCAGGTGTGCGGCTGTGTTGGGGACGTCAGCAGCCGTGTTGACCCGTTGCTGCAGGAGCTCATTACGCCCGCCGGTAAACAGGTTTTCCTGCAGATGCGTGTCGCCGAACAGTCCTTCGTCCGCCGGCCGTTGCGGGGCTGTCGGTTTCAGACGTTGGTCGGCCTGCCGTTGCGCGAGCTCGGCTGCGCCGATGCGCTCGGCCCCTGGGATGACGCCTTGAGGTTTTCCCTCAGCGCCCATTTCGACAGTGCCGCGTGGTGCTTCGCCAGCATCTGGCGGCGCTGGAGGTCCTGCGGGCTCAGGTCCGGCCGCGGCTTCGCGTACACCTCGGCCATCGCCGCGTGCTGCCGCGGCGTCATCAGCATCCCACCCTTCAATGTGTCCAACGGTGACGTGCTGGTCTTGGGTGTCTTTTTCATACTGGTTGGCATGCTCCATTAGGGCCCGCTCATAAGCCACATCTGGATCGGAAACGCCCTCCTTCTCCATGATCTCGACAGTACGATCATATATTTTAGGGTCTATCGCGCCAAGTCCGGCATCATGAGAAAAACCGTCAACGGCACGTTGGATTGCAACGCGGTTAAGCTCAGCCGCGCGCCCACGCTCGCCTGCGGTCGTCGTGCCTTCGCTGCCTACCCGATACTGTCTGGCTCCGCGGGCCTCTTTGTCGATCAAATCCAGCAGATCAGAGGTGGTCGTCTTGGCCACTCGGCCTTCGAAGTCGCTGGCGTCGTTGAGATATCTGCCTTCGCGTGTGGCCTTGAGCCACGCCTGATCGAGCGACATGCCGTTCTGACGCAGCAAGTTGCCAAATCCGGGGATCAGACGGTTTTCCCCCCCGAATATGTCCTTCAACTCCGGAATGTCTTTCTGTAGGCCGCCATTGTGCGCCAGATACTCGAGCAGGCTGTAGAGCTGCTCGTTCTTGGCGCGTGGCCCCCGCACGGCGGCTGGCGGCTGGACCGGCGGTGCAGGCTCTTGTGTCTCTACCGGTGCAGCCGGGCGCGCTGGCGGCTCGCCGGGCGCGGGCGCAAACTCTTCGTCGGCGGGTCGCGCCATCCCGGCACCCTTGGCGGCCCGGTTCATGCCCACCATCGCTTGACCGAGATTGGGGTGCTCACTGAGAACGTCGCCCCCGCGCTTGACCACCCAGCCGGGCTTGGCGTCGTCCTTCTCGATATAAATATCGCCTACCCGCCGGGACGCAGGGATGTTCGCGGGTACCGGCTGCGGTTGGGCGGCGGGAGGCGGTTCGGCTGGCGGCTCCTCCGGCCGCAGCGGACGTGCCTGCTCCTCGGCGTTGGGCACCCGCGGGAAGTCGCGGGTGACCGCTTCCTCCCAGGGCCCGGCCGGTGCGGCTTGCTGCTCAGGCGGTGCCTCAGGCTGCACCTTGGCGTCGATCGCCGCCTTGAGCGTGGGGTCCACACCCGGTTCTGCGGCAGCGGCAGGAGGCTCTTCGTCTACAGGCGCCTTGCCGTAGTCCTCCGCGCCGCCTCTGTCCCCAGCCGGAGCCGTGGTCTCGGGCGTGGCTGCGGCAGCGCCACCCTCTCCCGGCGTTCCGGCTGCGGGCGGCGGCTGCTCCTTGGCGGTGCCGGCCGCCGCGTCGGATCCCGGGCTGCCGTGTGGCGTGCCGCTGATCCGCGCTCCCAGCCTGGCGCCTGCCGCTTCGGCCGGGTTGAGGAAGGCACGCTGCTGTGGGAAGGCCGCGCCCACGCCCGCGCTCAACGCAATCGCCGCAGGGTCGATCGGCTGGCCCTGACCGTATTCGGACCCTGCTTCGGTGATGCCCGCCAGACCCCCGGAGAACGCCCGCTGTCCAAGCGTTGCGATCCTGGCGCCAGTGCCGAAGGGAACCACAGCCGGAAGCACGCTGCCTAATAGCGCCGATTTGGGGTTGGTCTGGGCGTTGGCGGTCCGCAGCAGATCGTCGTCGAGACCCAGCGCCTTGGCGCCTATGTCCTGCGCCTTGCCTGCCGCATAGCCGGCGATGCCGCCAGTCACGATACCGGCAGCTCCACCGATCAGCGTGCCACCAAGGGTGCCTAGACCAGGCAGTCCCAGGGTTCCCGCCGCTGCCCCATAACCGCCCATAGTGGCAGCGCCAGTCGCCGCGCCCGCAACCATGGGACCAACGCCGTGAGCGAACTCACGCAGCGCCGTCCAGAACGGACTCTCAGCCTTCGGTTGCTGTTGTTGATCCGGCTGTTGTTGCCTGGTGCGAAACGCCGCCCATTCGTCGCCAGCCGCGCGGGATGTCTGCGGCTGACGGAACGCTGCCCATTCGTCGGTCGGTCTGGAGGGCTGCGTCGCAGGCTGCGTGCGGAATGCAGACCAGTCGTCTGCTCCGGCGTCCGCTACCTGTGACGGCTGTTCCGACTGAACGTCATCATCGGGTTCATCGTCGTCGTCATCTTCGGCCATCAGGGTACTTGTCCCGGCGATCCGTCAGGTAGAGTTATCAGCGTGCCGCTCGGCAACTTACGTGCTTCCGCGATTGAGCCAACCTTGACTCGCGGTTGGCTACCTGCAGGCGCCCCCCCACCACCCGATTGGCGCTGAAGCTCCAGGGTGCGACGGACATGCTCATCCCGCAACGCCTTCTCGTCCGGCGTCAACGTATCTTCTCCTTGGGAATTTGCCTTGGTGTATATGCTCTTAATTAGATCTTGTTTTCCCTTGCTGAATGTATTCAGCGCAGCATCGGCAGATTTCTGCTGGTTGACCCGACGCGTCTCCTGAATTTTGTAGGCTTCGTTCGTGAACATTCGCTGCGCGTTTGGATCGCTGGTTTCTTTTGCCCGCCGCAGCAGATCCTGAACAGGGTCCGCAAGAACAGGATTGTTCAATATTTCGCTTGCAGTACGCGCAGGCGCCTCACGCTGCCGCGCACCGAGAGGCGTCTCCATGACCTTTCCGGTCTTGGTGTCGGTAACGCGCAACAGTCCCGTCTCGGACCCAGGACCGGTAAGACCGATACGCGCAGGAGCCACAGGAGCCACAGGAGCTGTAGGAGCAGCAGCGTAGCCGGTGCCCACGGTAGCATCGCCACTCGGAGCGACAGTGTCAGGGATTGCATTCTGCGCGCCCACGGGAGCGTTCAAGCTCGGGTTCTGCTCGGCGACTGCCCGCTGCACGGTTTCGGGGACAGTCAAGCCGGGATTTTGCTCGGCGACGCCTTGCAGCGTGCCGTCTACTTCCTGCGGAGACGCTGCATTGGCGCCGTTAATGTAATCAGCGAGACTTTTCTTGGTCGATCCCCACGCCCCGGATACAGCCCCGGATACGGCGCCTGGAACGTCAGCAGACTCCGGAGCATTCGCTTTGCTCCTCGCCCATTTTTCCTCGGCGGCCCTCTTCAGCAACGTAGCCATGGAGCTGTCGGCTGTAACGGGCTCGGGCGGTGAAGGAGGAGGCAACTGATGTAGATTGACACCCTGATTATCATCAGGTGACTGAGTGATGACTTGATCGACAGGCTCTGCAGTATATTGCTGCCAATCATCACCGCCATCGACCTTGCCGCCGTTCGCGTATCCACGCACCGGACCGCCACCTGCATAACCAGTCGGCGCCTGCTGTTGGCCGACCCGGTGCAATCCGAACATCTTGCGGGTATGCTGCAGCACCTGCCGCACCTTGTGGATCGGATCGGCGGGATGTTCCGGCACGCGCGGCTGTTTCTGACCGGAGGCGATAGCAAGGTTGTGCCCCACACTGTTGTCAATCACATGATCGAAGCTGGTCGCCGGACCCACCAGATAATGATGGAACTGCTGCGGCGTCATGACGTGCTGGCTATGCACGCCGGCACGCGAGCTGACCGTAGCGCCGACGTTGCCGTCGGGCGTGGGCTGCATCGACAGGCTCTTGCCGTCCGGCACCATGTCGTGGGCCTTGCCGGCGAGATGCGCGGCGGTCCTGATGTCGCCGTGGGCATGCGCGCCCTGTGCCATGCCAATCATAGCGTCGTAGCGCTTGCGCAGTCCGGCCAGAAGGGCGGCGCGCCTGTTCATGTCGGCACTGGGCTGAACAGCCCCACCAGCCGCATAGCCTGCCGAAGCATCAAGCAACCCTTGCTCGGGCGTTAAATAATCCCACTTCGGCGCCGTCGTTGGATACACCGTGTCGTCATCTTGCTCGGCGTCCTCGACAGGGCCACCGCGCGCATAACCTAAATTTGTTGGGCCAAATCCTGCATTGGTGCCAAAGTCTGAATTGGTTTGGTTAAACCCAGGTTTTGGCGCCTGTCTGCGCACAGTTCGTGGCCTTGAACCCGCGCTACGGCCTACTACACCAGTGTTTACACTGCCTTCACCTGTATCGGGCTCCATGCCTGGTTCCGTATCTGGCTCCATGCCAGGTTCGTTATCCGGCTCCGTACCGGGCTCCATGCCAGGCAGGACGTTATTCGCGTAGCCGGGCTTCAATCTTGCTCTAGCCATCAGCTTGCTCCATAACCGACTTGAGCGCCGTCACTGCCTGCCGTTGCACGAGCTTTACGTGCTTGTGCCATAAGTTTATAGAAGTGGGCTTGGCCAAGCCATTGAGTTACATCGCGAGGCACAACAAATTCCCCGGCATTAAGCCGGGCGCTCACGTCGTCAACTTGTTGTCCATTGGACGGACTGTCAGTATACGAAACATCGCCACCAGGCTGATACCCGATCGAGTTATCCGGCACCGCGCCACCTGCCGCCATTGCGGTATGGTAAAAAATACCTGTACCGGTATCCAGTCGGTTACTGTAGCTGCCGCCACCGCTGCCGCCGCTGCCGCCGCTCATGCCGAAGCTGGACCCAGACGACGCCGAGGAGCCAGACGATTCCTGTCCCAACGGCGCGTATTTCAAACTACTGGCGGTCCCAAGCAGCGCGTTCGCCGCATTGGCCGCGCCATAACCGGTATTGACGTTCTGCAAGCTGGACGCAATCGCCTGGTTCTGCATGGCGTTTCCGGTGGCAACGTCGGCCATGCGCTGCTGGTTACCGGCGCCCGCTGCACTAGCGCCTGCCTGTACTCGCGCAGCTTGATCCAGCCCGGCATAGCGTCCAGCCGAAGGATCGATGCCATAGCTCTGCAGATCGCTGAGCGCGCTCTGCCGGCCGGCCTCGGACGCCTGCTGCACCCCTGCCTCGGCCTGTCCCATGTCGACCGCTTGCCGTTGCGGCGACGCATATGACAAGGCATTGCGCATCATGCTGTCGATGTTGCCCTGGTTCTTGTTGTATTGATCCATGCCCCATTGATAGACCTGCGGGGCCATGTTCTGAGCTTGTTTGGCAATGCTCTCCAGGATCGGTGTTTCGGAATAATCGGGGATGAACGACATGCTCTGTTGAGCGCTTTGCGCCTGATTGGCGCTGGTGTTCATGCCAAGCCCACCGAGACCATACATCTTCGCTTGTAGCGCGCTCTGCAGCAAAGGCGACATGCCGGATGGGTAACCAGGAATTTGCCCGCCAACAGGCTCCGCAGCCTGCAGTAGTTCATTAGGATCAAAAGCCATCGATCAACTCCTGATTTTAAGCCTTGGCCGCGACCGGCTAACAGCCGTCGCGGTTGGATCATCCGGCACCCCGTGCAAGCTGGGGTCCGGCTTGTAGGGCTCGATCAATCCGGTTGGACTGAAGTGTCCAACAAACCCGGTATTACGACCGGCAATCCAGTCCTTCGTCCCGTGCAACAGAATTTCCGGCGACCTGCCCAATATAGCGTGCGTCTTCTCTGGAGACTCTGGCTCTCCCGAAGCGGTGACGAAAGCACGGCGGATTTCCGTATTGCCGGTATCCAACGTAAGACCGGTAAAAATCTGCAGTTCCGCCATGATGGCGTGCTTGTTGCTAACTGTACCACGGGATTGGGTAAGTATTTCCGAACTACCGGGAACCCACAATGGGCTGGCCGGAATGGGCCCGTAGCCCATGGAAGCTGTCGCCGCGCTTCCAAACTGGCCGGTATAAGGTGATCGCTGATCGGGGTCGTAAATCAGACTGGCTATGTGCATGATTTGGCTGCAAGCAACCACATTCGGGTCGCCCATCCCATCGTGTATTCCTATCCACGATGCCGGTAAATCCGGCCCACTCTTGTTTGCGTCATCGAATGCACAAAAGAACGTGCTGGTGGTAGATACTCTCCCGGCGTAAGGCTGATTTGCAAAAAAATCGTTCACCGTCATGCTATGGCTTGACTCCGCGCCCAACCCCCACGAAATCAGCAAATGATGCCATTGATCAGGCGCGACATCGACACTGCCGCCAAACGGACCGTGCTGACCAGCATGGGAATTACCTACGGCGCCTTCCTGCATCCCGTCGTCCGTGTAGGACGCATCGGAAACCACCGGTACCACAGCTATAAAACCGGAACCCGGCGCGATCTCGATCGGCGGATAGGCGCAAGAAAACCCTGGGCCAATGTTACCGCTTGAATTGACGCACGACACCCCATTATTTGGTTGAATGTGAACATACAAACTTGGGGATTGCCCCGGCCTACATTGAACCCCTATGCACGATTGTTGAACCGGACAACGGTGTGACCCGCTGACGTAAGCTAGACTATCGGTAAACGGATGGTCAGGTACACCTGGATTAGGGCACGATACTTCCGGAGTTTCGAACTCCCAAATAGTAGCTGTTTGTTGCGTGCCGAACATGATAAGCGGAACAACGAAGGCCATCACTTCGCAATCTTCACTAGACGTCAGTAGCGAAGCATCACGATCCTGCACAGCGAACACCGCATCGGATGGCAGCAAGAACCACAACGAAATAGTGGCCTTGTTCATACTCAAATCTGACATATCGCCAGTCAGATAGCTCATCAGTCCTCCCCGTCGAAAAATTCCACCGCAAGCCCGAATTTATCTTTGTCTTTGTCCACCGGCTCGCGCCAATGCACGCCGACGATACGCTGAAAGAAATCCTCCCCATAGGCTGGCAATTTGCCGCCGCCTTCCGCGTACATGTATGGGTTTGGCCCAGGCATCAGTAATTCCACTGCCACAAGCCGTTGGTCAGTTGATCCTGGAACGTCAGTTGCGCTATGCGTTCGACGTCAACCCACTGCTGATCATCGTTGGGATTGAAAATCCGCACAGGCGTCACAACGCGGTTTACTTCCTGCCATTGCGGAATGCCGGTGGGATTGAGTATGTAAATGATCTGATTGATGGCGCGAATGGCCGACGGCAGGTCGACCGGACGCGGTATGGCCACCGACGCACGCTGTGCCGCAGGCGTCTGTGAACGTGACGTAGGGCAGACGGGAGCCAAGCTTCCGTTCGCGAACGTCATGGGTCTGAGAGGTCTGTTCATCTGCATGTCTCCTGCTAAATCGTCCCCAGCTCTTTGACCGACGTCGCAACTTGCCAATTACTGACCTGAACGCGGCCCTCAATTTCGAACTGCCAAGCCTCGACCTTCTCGCCGGAGTAAATGCGCAACAACTCGCCGCTCCTGCGCAGCTCGCGTGTCGTGTAAAGCTCGTCATCTGCATAAACCCGCACGATCCCGTACTGATCAGGAGCCAGCACCGGCTGTGGGTCGCTGGTATCCCGGTCGCCCTGTGCCGGCGTAGTCTCCGGAACAGTGAACCATAGTTTCATAGCAGCAAAATTCTTCGCGCTCATTTGTTGGTAAATCTTGGACCGCCACTTGTACGGTACGATGACCGGGTTCAAATCCGTGAAATCGTAAAACCAAATACCACCGTCCTGCACCAAAAGACCGACGCCGGTCCACGGATCAAGCAGCACGTTGTCGATATCGAACCCGTTGGGCGAGTTCAGCTGCGAGAACCCAAGCCTGTGGCCACCAGGCTGGGGCCATACGGTGAAGGAAGTCTGGTCCTGCGCCGACAGCTCGACCGTATATCCGTCACGCGCAAACGAAACATCGGCGCCGGCTACCGTTCCAAACGCGAAGTAAGACGTCGCATGCTTGATCGCCCGCACATGCTGCTGCGGCGTAAGTGCCTGCCAACGCTCGCGCGTAATCCAACCTTCGGTGACATTGGCGCCGGCTCCCGATTGGCTGATCTGAATCAAGCCGTTCTGACTTACATACAGCACTGTCGTGTCGGTGGAGACGATCGACCCCCTGTGCAGGCACGGCTCCGGCAGGTTGACCTTGATCATCGACATGGAAGCCGGGTTGACGCCGGTGATGACATACGGCGTGCTCTGCGTGCAGACCACGATCGCCTGCCCGCACACACCAATCCCAACGATGGGAAACTCGGTCGTCAACACGTAGTTGGGCGGCCAAGCATGCGGACGATAGGGCTCGGAAAACCAAATTTCGTTGTCTTTCCAGCCAATCGCGATGCCGTTGGGAAACACCACGAACCCCTGCAAATCGACTGGTGGCCCAAACCAATAAAGCGACTCCAGCTGTGAATTGAGCGCCACAGTAGCGTCGTCGATGGTGTCGACATAGACCGCCTGGGTCACCGGGATTTCCGCAACCAGAAAATAAGTGCCCTGCCCAGACAGGTTGGTGATGGACCGATAGATGCGGGTATGAGTGATGTTGCGATCCACTCCCATGTCGGCAGGTGTCGGCGTAAACAGGCTTACGGTCCAGGTCGCATTCGACCAGCCGTTGACGACCGACGGATCGGAAGGCGGACCTTCCTCGCCATAAGCCGTCACCCAGGTGTAGACATAAGCCCTGGCTGTGAAGACCGACGCCCCCAGCAAGTCGCCCCACATCTGCCAGACCGGGCCCCCGCCCGTCGTCGACACAGGATCGGGCGGTCCGTTGGAATAGGTATTGATGGATGTGCGTCCGTTGCTGACGCGCGTATCCGCAATCGACAAATAGAACGGATTGTCGTGTGCAATCCCCACCCAATATGTCGTATTTGAAATGACGCTGACGCCGTTTGTAATCCCACTGCTGGCCGCAACTCCAGATGAAATGCCGGTGACCTGATTGCCAACACCCAGCAATTGATCCGGCGCACCGTTGAGATCGCTGTAGACCACAGCCTGGTAATTCAACGCCCCGTCGGTGGACGCCGGCATGAAACTGACGCTCTGAACCAGCATGCTGCCGTCAGGGACGATTGGGGTCAGAAAAATATCGTTGCCGGGCCGATAGTTGGTCAGACCAGCGGCGGCAGGCAGCACCGTCACATTGCCCACCTGGCTCGTGTCGCCACCGCCATCCACCGTCACACCAGGCGGGCACCCAGATGCCGGCACTCCCAACAGCCAGGCCGGATCACCGTTGAGAATACGATCGTAGGTGTTGTACTTCGGCGGCGTGGAAGGCGAAGACCAGTAATAGCGTTGGAAACTATCGTCTACCACGGGCGAACGAATAACGCGCGTGTCGGCATCCTCTGCCTCAAACCAAAAGCCATCGTTTGCAGTAATGGATGTGTTATTCGTCGCTCTATTGGGGATTCTATAAGCGTATTTTGAAGCACTATTTTTTAACGTATAGAGTAATTTCGGTTGGCGCCAGCCCTGCAACTCGCCGGAAAAGAGGTAGGCGTTTAGAGAGTATGCGCTTTGGCCATCGGGGAGTAATCGGTCCGACCAAGCCGGGAGCATTCCGCCGAAACGATCCAACTTTATTGCAGACAACCTGCTCTCCTGCTAAAGTGCGCAGCGAGGTGGCGCTATCAACGCCATCTCGCCACTTGACCCTCGAACCGTAGGAGCGGATCGATGCCCAAAGCGATTGATATCACAGGGCAGCGTGTTGGTCGCCTGGTTGCTATCCAACCAACCCGCAAACGTGCCCACGGTAAAGTGCTGTGGCTTTGCCTTTGTGAATGTGGGAAACGTACACTTGTACCTGCAGGTGCCTTTCGACGTGGTAGAATACACGCCTGCAAACATCACAAAAGCGGAACGAATAACCCTAACTATCGACACGGCTTTGCTGACAGTAAAAATCAAAAAGCGCATCCGCTCTATGAAGCTTGGTGTCAAATGCACCAACGCTGCCGAAATCCGTCGCACCCACGATTTAAAGACTATGGAGGGCGAGGTATTAACGTATACAAACGATGGAACAACTTCGCTGCATATCTTGCTTATGTTGGAGAACGTCCTCATCCTAGCCTCTCATTAGACCGTATCGATAACAATAAAGGCTATTTTCCTGGAAACGTTCGCTGGGCTACTAGCAAAGAACAACGAGCTAACAGTCGCTCTCCACGTAAAAAATAGCCGTCATTTTCTCACGCCAACTGTTGCCACTTGTCCGTCTTAATTGCAGACATAGTTACCGCTGCCCTGCCTTGCGCCGGTTCTCCACATCCTCGGGACTGCCGCACCACGGCACACCCGGAGCAGCCCCGCCCACATCGCCATGCGCCGCGCACTGTGTAGAGCCAGGTGGGGCTGACTCGAACTCCGGCGGCGATACCGCACCGCCATCCGCATAACCCTTACGCAACAACGAACTGTCACCGGTCTTGCCGAACTTCAAATGCACGGGATTGGAATGCTTGTACGTCATTTGCTTTCCTTCTTCGGCTGTCGTCATTTTCTCACGCCGAGTGTCGCTCCTGATGTAGGGAACACGTCGCCTTGGGATGGGTTAGGTGCATAGACCGGCGTCATGGTGCCGGCCCGTTCCCGTTCGTCGGCCGCGATCTTCCGCTGGACTTCGCGGTTGCGCTCGATTTCCGCCTCGGCCTTCGCCACCATGGCTCGCCCCATCGCGACCTCGGCATCGTATTCCGCCTGCTGCCGCGGCGTGCGATGCGGTGCCGGAGTGATCTCGACCGGCTTCTCCTCGCGCATTTGCCGGATACGCTCGAGCAACTGATCGCGCGTTGCAGGCTCGAGGTTCACGTTCGAACTCGCCTGCTTGAGGTCGTCCTCCTCGATCAGGCGAGCCGCCACCTCCTGGGAGGCGCGATGGGCTTTTTGCCTTGTTTCGGCTTCGGATCTCTCGAGAGCGATGCGCGCGGATTCGTCGCGAATTTTGGCGACCCGTTCTTCCGCCTTGATGATCGAGTCGGTTTTTTGCTGAGCCATCTTATGCAGCTCCGGTAGCTAGCGCAGCGCAAACCCCGCCAGCCGCACGTTGATCGAGTGTCGGAGAGCCACAGACGACGCGCAGCTGCTCCCACGCACCGCCAGCCGCATACTGATTGTACGTAGTACCCGGACCCTGAGCATCAGCATCCGATATTTGCTTGAAAACACCGCCTGCATTGTACTGGTTGAACACGATAACAGCCATGTTGTCCTCCTATGGTGCCACCACCGTAAAGGCTATCGAATCGTTTTTGATATTTCCGAGATTGTCAGTCATCACCAACGACAACATCACCTGCTCGTTGACGATGCCGCCGGACAGGAAGAACACAATCTCACGGCCCATGATCGAAATGTTGCCGACAGTGCAGGTAGCCGAATTCGATGTTATGTCGATCTGCTCGACCGTCGCGGAATTAGCCAACCAATAGTCATAATTGACTACCCAACGAATGACGTCGCCAGCTGTATGTGCCCTACTGCCCAAAATCATCGTCGTACGCCTCTATGATCCTACGTTCTCCCGGCACCACGATCACACGTTCTTCGTCGTACACCAGCACTATCCTGTCCTGCTTCGGCACGACGATCGTATCCTCGCTCACAGCAACGCTCCATAGAACGTCGTGACGAAATTGACCGCAGCCACCGTCGTCGTAGTGGCGGAAGGCGAGAAACAATAGCACTCGTAGTAGTCGGTACCGTTGGCTTGATCGATCGTATCCACCTGAGTATACGCCGAATTCGACGTTGATTGCGCGCCATTTTGCACGATGCAGGCGCCGTTCTTGAAGAGCATGACCTGCGGAAACACGTTGTTCCGAACACCCGCCGAGAAAAACAACCCAGCCCCGAGATGCACGATCCCTGCTGCTGGCGTCCATCGAGAATTGGTCGCGTCGTACTTGTTATTGACGTCGAACACCTTGCTGGTGAACTTCATCTTGGTGTTGGTGCTGTCGGGAATGCCGGTCTGGTTCGTTGCCAGCTTGGCCCGAAATGCATCTTTCGTGGCCGGCGACGTACCAGCCGGTCCCGTGATGCCGGTCGGACCCGTCAAACCGACAGGACCGGTAAAACCAGTCGGCCCGATCTGCCCGACTTGCCCCGTCGGCCCGATATTGCCGGTCGGGCCCGTAGCGCCCAGGCCCGTAGGACCAATGCCAAACGGACCGGTATTGCCGGTCGGCCCGGTAAGACCAAGCGGCCCTGTGGGCCCAGTTCGGCCAATCGGCCCGGTATAGCCGGTCGGCCCGTCGACGCCGTTGTAGCCATCAACACCGCGAGGCCCGGTGGCGCCGACGCCAGGACCCGTGGGACCGGTGGCGCCGGTTGTCGACGCAAATCCCGCCGGTCCTGTCGCTCCGAGGCCCGTCGGTCCGGTGGCTCCTGTCGACCCCAACGCACCTGTCAGTCCGGTCGGTCCCGTCGAGCCCACGATGCCCTGCGGTCCCGCTATTCCCGCAATGCCTTGCGGTCCCTGCGGCCCCACCACACCCTGCACCCCGGCCAGTCCCGACGCACCAGTCGGCCCCGTAAAGCTCGCCCCGGCAGGGCCAGGTGGACCGTTGGCGCCCACGAACCCGATCGGCCCTTGCGGTCCTGTAGAACCAGTCGCGCCTTGCAGCGCTGCCTGACCAGGCGCGCCCGTGGGACCGGACGGCCCAATGAGTCCGGCAGGGCCCGTAGCACCGGTTGCCGATGCGGTGCCGGGAGCACCCGTCGGTCCGATCGGGCCCACGTCACCGAGAGCGCCAAGCGCTCCCGTAGCACCAGCAGGGCCGGTCGGGCCGCCAGCAGGACCGGTCGGACCCGGACCACCCGCCGGACCGGACGGGCCCGCAGGCCCCGACACCACCACGACAGGGCGGGTCGCGATCGGAGCTGCGGGAGCCGGGTTGGCCATGTCAGCCTATTCTCCAAGCCGTTCCGTCGGCAAACACCGGCACCTTGTTGCTGCCACCACCAACGACGACGCTGCTGAATGTCGTAACAGTGGCGTCTGTAACAAAGTTACGGTCTCCCACCGTACTCGCTGCCGGCAAACTAGACACCGTATTAGGTCCGCCGATCGTTCCGGTCGGACCAGTCGCTCCGATGGCTCCAGTCGGCCCAGCGACAACCGACGGCGAGCCGATCCCCGGCGGTCCGGTGTTTCCCGTCGGTCCTGTGAACGCACCAGCGCCCTGAGCACCCGTTATTCCGGTTGGCCCGGTATGACCTGTGAGCCCCTGCGGACCCGTCACGCCGGTACCTTGCGGACCAATCAAACCCGTCGGCCCGGTCGGGCCACCGGAGGGACCGGTGTGACCGCCGATGACGACGACCGGCCGAGTCTGAATTGGCGCAGGAACGCTGGGCTGTGATGTCATGACAATACCACCATCGGGTCCAAATAGTAGGTCGTGCTCGGCTTGGCGGCCCGCACCCGCGCGTGCAGATAACCCGCCATGCCGGGCTGCGGCACGGACAGCGTGGCGGTGAGCTTGAACGGCAGCCAACCTGCACCACTGCCACCACCGTTCCACGTCGAACTGTCCGACGCCACCGCAGCATTCGCTGCCAGCAAATTCGATTTGGTCGTGCTGACGATCGTGCCAATCGGGGTCAGCGATGATCCGAGATACTCGATCTCCAACCAAATATCATCATTGTTCGGCAACGCACCCGCGTTAATCGTCCCGCACACCGTCACGACGATATTGGCGCCCGTCGTCGGGTTCCAGATGGCGTAGGGCTCGGCCTTGAACGGACGTAGCCATTGTGAATTGACCGTAGTAACGATCTTGCGGGACTGCGCCTGCCCAGTCGGGTCGGACGCACCGCCAACGCGCGTGATCGCCGTCTCGGTCGTCTCGGTGCCCTCGTAGGCGTAGCGGGCAGATTTGTAGCCGGTGCCGCCGCTGTCGGAACGAACGAGCTGAATAGTCTGCCCGAAAGCCAGCGGCGTCGGGATCGTCATCGAGGCGTTGAGCTTGCAGTCCTTGATCAGCCAATTGCCCATCTCATAGCTGATCGGAAGCTGAATTAAGTTACCCGTCAATTGGCTGAGATCGAGCCCTTCCAAGATGACATTGCATAGACGTCCAGTTGCCGCTTGCCCGATGAAAGCCGTAGGAACCGCAGAGCCGCTTACCAGTACCGGACCGGTGTTTCGCCAGGAGAAATCCGTTACCCCGACTTCAAGGTAGTTGTTGACGTGGCCGAAGCTCACCGTGCAATTATTCCAGATGACGACACCGGCAATAGTAGTGTTGAGCTGTATTGTCGTCGCCGTTGCTGCCGTGTTTGCAACCTTGAAAATACAGTTGTCGAAATAATAAAACGCGTTGCCGGGGGTAATTATAATAAACGAAGAGCCGGATGATTGACCTGCTCCGGCTATGAACGAGATACCGTAGATATAAATCGACCCGAGCGTCGAGTTGAAGGTCAGGCTCACTGCGCCGGTCGTCGATATCGTCGCAGTCGTCCGCAAATCCGTTGACGCAGGCGGATAGCTGCCGGAATGATTGTGGCAGATGATCCGCCCCACGGTTGCAACGCTGAGGGTCGGAGCTATCGTGATCGCCGTCGCCTGCGACTCGGCGTGGTTGTCGCCGACGTAGATCGTGTTGCCGGCCGCAAACCAGGTCGTCACGCCAGCATTGCCCAGCCGCGCGTGCGGGGCTTGACCGCCAGTGAAGTTGCCCACCACACCAAGGCAAGTCCATGTGACCGTGCTGTCCGTCTGTGTTGTGCCAGCAGTGTTGTTCGCCCAAGCTGGCTCTGATGCGCCCGTGCTCCCCGCTGTGCTGCATATCCAGTAGCTCGCGCCGTTGTTGCGCTGGATGATCGCGCCCAGCGTGACGGCAGAGTTTATTGCTTTGGCCGCCGCCCAGGTCGGTGTGTTGGTCAGATCGCCATTGACCGCCGACGCGCCGGTGCATTCCTGCCACGTGGCGGTTCCGTCCGTCGTCTTGGCGCCACGGGTCAGCACCCAAGTCGCGTCGGTGACGTTCCCGGTCGTGCCCGCAGCGACACAAACAAACACCCGCTCGCTACCGACCGCAGGGGCCGTGAACTGGCGGACCAATTGACCTGCTGCTACTGCGGCATTCTGCGGACGCTTAGCAACGGCGTAGTGACCGGTTGTTGATTGGTCACCTGCGTTGCAGTACCAGCACTGATCATAGAAGGCCACAACCTAACCCCTCATTCTCTGAACGAAATCCGCCATCGACAGCGGCGGCGCGCCCTCCTGCGCTCTTATCCGGTTCTCATGGTCGTAGAGCACGGTCGTTTGCGGATCGGCTTGTGGTGGCGGTGGCTCTGGCTCCGGCACCGGCTCTGGTTCCGGCGGCGGCGTGTAAACACCATCAATGTATGTTCCGCCGATTGCCATCGGCTCGCCCGTTTCCTCGACAAGGACATGACCTGCCGGCGGTTCCCATTGTGCCGGATCGTCCAGCACGATCCGATTGTCGATGATGCCGGTCGCTTGCTCGATTACGACATAGATGCCCATGCGGCGCTGTCCCTAAAATTCCGTGATCATGACGACGCCGTTGCCGCCATTGCCGCCGCCGACGGCGCCGCTGGCTTGTCCGATCGAGCCACCGCTGCCGCCGCCGCCGGCGCCGAGGGCATTGAATCCGGTGGCAAATGTTGCAGTCCATTGCTGCTGCATGGCTCCCGGCCCCAGCAAACTATTGCCGCCGGCGCCTCCGGTGAAAACGGTGCCGCCCTGGGCTGCTTGAACGCCGAATTGCCCTGGACTGCCGGGGGCGGTGAAGTCCCCGACGCAGCCGGCCAGGACGGCGCCACCACCGGGAGCCAAGCCGCTGCCGTTCGATGGGGCGCCCTTGGCGACGCAGAGCACGCCGACGCTGCTATCGCCGCCGGCAGAGCCGGCGCTGTTCGTAGTGCCGGGGCCGCCGGTGCCGCCGCCGCCCACGGTAACGGCTTGTGAGGCGCCGATCTGGGCTGCGGTGCACAATCTACGTGCATATGCTCCTGATCCGCCGCCGCCGCCGATGTCATTATAGCCGCTTTGCGCTGCGTAACCGTTGCCGCCGGCGCCGGCACCAACCATTTCGATGATGCAAGTGGTCATGCCAGCGGTAGGGGTGTAAGTGCCGCTGGCGTTGAACATTCTGATCGCCCGCACCGAGGGGTGGCTTGCGACTGCGGCCGTGACGAACGCGGTGCTCGCGGCCTGTGTTGTGTTGGTTGCGGGCGCTGCGGTCGGTACGGTTGGGGTTCCGGTCAAGGCCGGCGATGCGAGGGGCGCGCGAGATGTATCGCTTGGATGAACGTGATCCTCGCGCGAATAGGCAGTCGCCACACCAGGAGCGGCAATATTGTCCATAAGTGGATTGATACTACTTGGCGTCGACGGTCCTGTAGGACCAACAGAACCAGCTGCACCAGACGGCCCCGTCGATCCTGTAGGACCGGCCGGACCTCCACCAAGCGTTACCCACATGCCATGCGACGTAAACGTGTAGGTCACACCTAAAAACGTGTAGGTCTGGCCAATCGTCGGATTTGCTGGGAAATCGATGCTGGCCATCACACCCACCATCCAGGACAAAGCAACGTCACTGCCGCCATTGGACCTGTCGATCCAACCGGTCCCGTCGGTCCAAGCGAACCAGCCGTTCCCGTTGCTCCTGCCATTCCAGTCGGCCCAGCCAACGACGGCGCCACCTGCACCCACTGCGAAGAGCTGGTAGTAGCAACATAGACCGCCAGCACACCCCCCGTGAGATCATACCAGAAATAGCCCGGCGGCACCGACGTTGGTGGAGGTGGCACCGATGCGGTGTAACCAACTCCCATTGCACCCGTAATTCCCGTCGATCCGGTAGGACCCGTGCTTCCAACTGCGCCTGGCGCACCGACACCTCCCGGCGACCCAGCAGCTCCCGTCGGACCTGTTGCGCCCGCGCCGCCCGTACCAGCCCCACCTGTGCCCGCCGGGCCGGCAGCTCCCGTCGGACCTGTCGGTCCCAATCCTCCAGGCCCGGTAGGACCTGACACACCAGTAGGACCGGAAGGCCCAGGCGGACCAGATGTCACCTGCACCACCCACACACCTCGTGATGTGTAGGTATAGGTCACGCTATTGTACGTGTAAGTCTGGCCAATGGATGGAGAGTTGGGGAAATCGATGTTAGCCATCAGACCACCCACCCGCCCAAGAGCAACGTCACCGCCCCACCGCTACCGCCAATCCCAGCCGGCCCCGTCGGCCCAGCCAGCGGCGGCGCCACCTGCACCCACTGCGTGGAATTGCCATCGTCGACCCAGATCGACAGGATGCCGGTCGTCAGATCGTACCAAAGATAGCCAGGCGTCGGCGATGCCGGCGGCGTGCTCGAGCCCGTGTAACCACCGCCGCCGCTGCCACCACCGCTTCCCGCGGCTCCTGTAGGGCCCGTGGCGCCAGTGTTGGCAGCCGATCCGCCAGGGCCCGCAGGACCTACCGGCCCTTGTGCTCCCGCCGACCCGGGAAGGCCCGTCGGCCCAATAGGACCCGTCGTACCAGCCGCACCCGCCGGCCCGGTCGCGCCCGTGTTGACGGCAGATCCAGAAACACCGGTTGGCCCAGTCTGACCCACGCGCCCTGTCGGACCAGTGGCGCCTGTCGCACCGGTCGCAGACGCCGTACCCGGCGCGCCCGTAGGGCCCGTAGAGCCCGTGAGCCCAAGCCCGCTGGCACCCGTGGCGCCCGTCGGCCCAAGCGTTCCAACACCCACCGGGCCCGTAACGCCGATCGATCCCGTCGGGCCTGTGATTGCTAGCCCGGTCGGCCCGATTGATCCGGTCGGTCCAGTGAACGCGCCTAGTCCGGTAGGCCCGGTAGCTGCCGCTCCAGTAGGGCCTGTCGGACCGGTGCCGCCTGTGGGACCACCAGCCGGGCCCGTATGCCCACCCACGACCACAACGGGGCGTGTCGACACGATAGCCGGTTCGTTCTTTATAACCGCCACCGTGTCACCTCGTCAGGGGTACGTAATTCCTTGTACGATTTTTACGGTTCCGTGCATGAACGGCCAACGGACCCCATAAGAATCAATCATCACGAGATCGTAGAAGTAAGTTCCAGGATCGAGACTGTCCTGGATGTCAGCAGCGGTTACGTTGAAGTGTATGACCCGCTGTACGACGTCATCGGTTATGATCCGCCCGTTGGCGGTCGTGAGCGACAGCAACGGTGTCTTGTCGTAAGCGTTCAGCTGCACGTCCATCTCAAATGTGCAGCCAGTAAGTGTCCACGTCAGATCGTCGGGATCGTCGAACTGGTAGGCGTCGCTCCAACTGCCGTTGTTGTCGACGACCATGGGCTCATATGCCGAAGTAACGCTATGCTTGTTCATGGCGCTATCTCAACGGCGTTGGTGTCGGATTGACGTTGTACGTGCTCATGCCGCGCTTCTGACCCGTCACCCGGAACTGCTGCGGATAGGCCCAGGCCTGCGAGCCAACGGTATTCGCCCGCATCATCGCCACCCGCGCCCGCGCGATCTTATCGCGGAACCTGGTCAGATGGAATTGCGCCAACGTAGGGTTGGAATAGCTCTGCCCCGGCTGCAGCATCATGTTGCCGAGAATGCCGTTGAGAATCGCCTGACCGTGCGCTGGCAGCACCCAATCCGGAATATGCGGCGGCACGCATTCCAGCGGATCGGTCACGTTCTTGACGACGATGGCCGTCATCGGCTGTGTGTTCGTATACGGATAAAGAAAATGCACCGTCCCGATCACCGGCATGACCGCAGATTGCGGTACGTTGTTCTGATCCAGTACACCGTACAGCCGCAATATCCGGCCAGTCGACGGATGCAGCGGATAGTCCAGCAACTCCGGTATCACCGTTATGCCGATGTTCTCCTGCCAGCAATTCGAGTCATTGAAAAATTCATCCAGCACATCGAACAGCTGCGCCTGCATGGCGGCCTGCGAGGCCCCCATCAACGCAGTGTCCGCCTGTCCGAGAATTTTAACCCAGTAGCCCGCAAGGTTGGATTTGCTCATTGTCCTTGTTGTCCTCCGCCTGGCCCTGAACCACCGGCCACGCCAGGCAACGCACGGCCGACCAGTCCGGCGCTGAACAGCGCGAAATATGAAGTCGCCCGGCTGTCCTGGACGTCCTCTTGATCGCGTTCCAGCGCGTGCGCGCACAGCCCGTGCAGGATCGCCAACCGGAACTGCGGCTCCATGTCGACGTAGGTGTCATCCACCTCAGTGAACGCCTGCGTCTGCCCGCGCGTCTGCATGTTAAAGATGAACAGATCAGTGCGCAGCCGCCGTGCTTCCAGCAGAGTGACATTTAGAGACGTCAGCAAGGAAGCGTCGTCATACCGATAAGGCGAAATGATATCCTGCAAGAGCGTGCGCGCGGCGGCAACGTAATCGGCGACAGTGGCAAGCGTCGGCTGATCGCGGTCGCTGAAATTCCCGAAATAACTTGCGCTAGTCGGCATGGGGCTTCTCCAGAGACGGCCACACACATGGAACTAACATTTATACAAAGGGGGCTGTAAACCCCCTCTGTATACAATGAGCGTACCTTATCCGCCCGAGATGACCTGCGCCTGACAGAGCGCCGACGAATCGACTACTTGATATCCATAGATTTGCAGACCACGAAGGATTTGACCGAACGTCAATTCGCTCCGAAGCGTCTCGACCTTGCTGATCTGGCTGGCAAACGTCAGAGCGTGGGCGTGGCCAGCAAAGATCGGATACTCGCCGGCCGCGAAGTTGGTCGAATCCGTCGTGGCGGTCGGCAGCAGGTTCGAGATATACAACGTGAATCGATCAATCATTCCGAGCCTGCCATTGCGCAGCATGGAGACCGGATCGCCCGACAGATATGCCTGGCGCAGTTCCGACTGCTTGATCTGCCGCCCGGCCCATGACGGCAGCACCACCCAGCGGCCCATCTCGGGAATGTTCTGCTCGTCCAGGCACTGCCCCATCTTCAGGAGCAGATCGATCAGATTGGACTGGCCCGCCGTCGCACCCTGCCCAACCACCGTGATCGGCGTGCCCTTGATCCCGAGATTGATGTTGGCGGAAATTTTCCCGGCCGCAGCACCCCGGTTGGTGACTGCCTGGGCGCCGCCGACAATGCCGTCCAACACTTCCGTGTCGACCGCGATCTTCAACTGCTGAGCTGCGTCGTCGCTCCATATAGACAAGACATTCAGATCGCTCTGCACCTCCATCACGTCGTCGAGGATCAGAGAGAAGTAAAAGCCGTTGCCGATGTAGAGTTCGACCGAGCCTCCAGTCGGCCGATCAAGACCAAGCAAACCATCCGCCTGATACTTGCGGATCGTGATCGTAGGCTTCGTCCGGATCTTCACCCGGTCGCCCTGATTGGCTATCTCACCTTCGTAGTCGGTCGATCAGCAATCAAACAGGATTGACTGTTTGATCTGCTTCCCACTGTCGCTTACGCTGTTGTGCGCCCGGCCCCATAAACGACGGAATATCACGTACCGTCGCCAGAAGCCTGGCCACCTCAGCGCCCGGACCACTCAGTCTGTGCGGCTGGACTTGGAGTTGTTTCATCGCCAATTGGATACGCTCCGCGTCGCGAAAGTGCCCCATCTTGGCGCAACCGAGAAGGAAATAGGCCTGATCGTTTTTGAGCACCATGTGCTTGGCCAATGCAGTTTTACCACTCTCAAACATCGAGCGGACTTTGGCCGCGTCCATAGACAGCACCCAACTAACCATCGACGTACCATTCTCGGTTACAAACTCCTGAACGGATCCTCCGTAAGCCTTCTGCAACAGATCGATACCAACCCGTTCGAAGGCTTCATCGCATACCGAAAGCACCGGCTGTGCCGACATGCCCTTTGGAATGCGAATTGCGAAAGACCCATTCCCGTCGATATATCCGGCGGCCCATTTTCGTGTCGGATGTTTTGGCATAGGTGAGGCGCCTCTCGCGGCGTCAAACCTTCGCTTCCCAACCTGCACGTCCATGACATCGCCGTTCATACCGATGGCGCAGTCGGCAAGTGCTCTTTTCAAGACCAGGAACTTGCGAAGCCGCATCAGAACGCTGACAGCTTTGGTACCCGCCACATTCCAGTGATGAGTGCCGCTGTACTCACGTATTCCAAAGCAGCCCCACACCTTTTCCAACGAAGGGGGTGTTAGGCTGGACGCGATCAACTCCATGAAACTCCGGCCTGGCGCTTTTTGATGAAACGAAACCACCGCATAAGCTCGCTGCGGTCCTGTTCCATCCCAATTCTCGCGCCGCATTGGCGGATTCCACATGAGGTGAATGCATCCGTCGCTATCCAACAGTCCTGCAAGGTACTTGTCGCTGAGCCGGTCCTTGCCTCTGGTTCCCTTCGGTTCCAGTTTTTCAGGTCCGGTATTGCTCGAACTACCGTTTAATTCGAGATCGCGCTCAACACGGTTGAGGCGTAGCTTTCCGACAAAAGTCGGACCGACTATCGCTTCAGGGGTAACCCCTGCTGGATCACTTAGTCTGTGCGGGTGCGTGCTCATGCTTCCCTCGGGTTCCAGCCAACTATGAAGGTTCCCGTTTTTCAGATCCAGTTTAAAGAAGTCCTAGCGAACTTCTCGACCAGCTTAGCTGCATTCAGAGCTGATCAAATTTGGCCAGCTTGGAACCAAATTTCAGGGATGAATCCCGTCGATTGGAGTAGGTTTCCGGTAGACCCTACGGGGGTCAGGGGCGGGACTGAGCCTGACGTTGCGCCAGGAAAACCCGCACTCGGGATAGCCATGAGGGTAGCTCCATCGCTTGGGAGCTACCGGTCCT